CTGTAATTTTAACTTCTGGTGTAGTTGATGTTATATTAGCCGCTTGAATTTGAAGGGCATTAAATACAAAATTATCCTCTGAGCAAGGCCTAATCTTTCTCATTCGCCTACTTCTGAAAGCGAACTCAGTAACCCATTGCAGACCTCCACCCTTATAAATCTTTTCCTCGTCTTTCCATGTTTCTTCTATTGTATATCCTAAATCATCCAATGATGTTCCTTTAGCAGATTCCGCACACTCAATATCATTGGAAATCTTGTTAGCCATCTTTTGCTCTATATCAGAATTAGGCGTACCCGCTGCCAATCCTTGAATCTTATCCTCTTGCTTTTTACTAAATAATTCCTTGAACAAAACTACACCTCCTAATCAAAAAATGCGTGTCGTTTTTCTCTGTCCATGTGTTCTTCTGGACTTATAAATTTATCTTCTTTATTCTTTTTAAATTTCTCAGGGAATATCTTGCTTAGTAGTGGCTCTGAAATATCCTCTGGCTCAAAGCTAGGTATATCAACATCATTATCATACTTTAAATCTAAATCAACACACCGAATTGCTATCTTATATCCCACAAATACACCGCATAGAATACTTAATCCATGCACTAACATTAATATAGTTAATTCGCTTATCATAAATCCTCCTAAAATAATTTAACCCGACCATTTATAAAAGGCATAAAAAAAGAACCTGTCGATCGGGTAACTAGGTTCTCAACACGTGGCACGTGCTATGTTTTATGCCAAATAATTAACTGTCGAAATAACCACCTTTTAAATCGTTATCATCCTCATCTTCATCATCATCACTGTAATATGTAGCACCAGGATTGGTAGGAGCTGGACGATTTGACAATAAATACCTAATACTATCGATACTGTGAGACAATATATGAGGCTCTTTAGCAACATCACTAGGATTTTTCTCATCTGCCTGTGATTCTGAAATACCTCTTATTAAACAAGGACACTCACTTGATATAACCATATTAGAAACAAATATATCTGCCCCAGTCTGTTCGTCTCTAACCTTGTGTATTCTTAGCCACTCTCTCATGTTATACCAACCCTGTACTCTGTCATTACTGGCCTTAATTAAAAATATTCCATCTGCACTTTCTGAAAATATTTCAGCAGCGGACTTTCCTGTGTCCTGTCTCCTATTCCATAAATCAGGTGGAGCAATATAGCTTACTATATTTTCATTCGGTAATGTCATGGAATTAATTAGTTCTCTTGCCTCAGATATAATTAAATTTGGCACATGGGCTTCTCTATATACATGAGCTTTCCCTTGTGGATCAAATGCTGTCCAGTATGCAGCCAACATATCTAATCCATAGTCAAGACTTACGTATCTATCCCATTCTTTAGGAATAACCATATTATCTACCACATGAACAGACCTAACAAAATTGAAATACTGTCCTTCGAATAAATCCCAATCACCTAAAAGGAAGGCTTTACGTTCTTTCTCTGGCAGATTCTCTAACCTCTTTACATAGTTAGGATCGTTCTCCATAATGACATAGTTGTCATAAACTGTGGCAGGAATAAAAGAAATTGATTGTTCTGTCACTGGGTCTTTTATAATATATTTGCCATAATCAGTAGCTTCAACAAAATCCATCTTAACCCAATTGTGTCCCTTTGAGCCAGGATTACAACTTCCTCTAAATCTGGGAGGAAATCCCTTTGGACTTCTCAAGCAAGAAAGCAGTACCTGTATGGCTTTCTTGCTATGCTTGGTTAATTCATCAACTCCAACATAGTCCATACTTCTTCCTTGATAACCTTCGGCATCAGTATCGTTGGCAATATACCTAAACAATACTTCGCTACCATTTATCAATTTAGCGATATGCTTTGTCTCTGAATACTCATATATTTCTTTAGGTGCTTTTGTTTTCCACTCCCTAATAACATTAGCCTCTAAATCATCGTAACTCTCCCTAAACAAATATATCAATGCTCCTGGATGATTAACAGCATACATAAGGGCATCCATAACCAATGCACAGGTCTTACCTCCACCTTTAGCACCACCATACACGCAAATATCAGTGTCTATATTATGGAACACTATTTGCTTATCGTTTGGAGTATATTCAACAGGAATGTCGTGAGATTTTTTATTCTGTGTGACTTTAGCAAGAGCTTTTCTATTATTCTTTGCCATGCAATCTCCCCTTGTCAAACATATACACTCCCACAGCTTTAATAAGCCTATTACAATTATACTTATCTAAAATATTCTTAGTGTGATTCTTCACTGTACAAGGTGATATAAAAAGTTCTTCTGCAATTTCATCCTTCGTAAATCCATCAGCAACCAATTCAATAACTTCTATTTCTCTCCTAGTCAATCTTGGATAAATCATAAACAATCTCCTTAAATAAATTAGAGCCATTGTTCACACAACAGCCCCGATTCAATTGATTCTTGTAAAATTTCTTTTGTATTCTCACTAATCGCCGAACTTAGTGTTCTATATTTAATTATCAAAGAACGCTTAGATACAACAATACCCCGCGGAATGAGGTAACAAAAACCGCAGGGCATCTATATTCAAAAAACAAAAGGAGTTTTGGGTGCTTCTATATTTAAATTTGGGTATAGCTGTAAGCACTTTCAGTATATCAACTTTTCATACCACTTGTCACTTTGAAAATAGTCAAAGTCTTACTAACATATTTTAAAATTCACTATTATCAGCATACAAAATATAGGGAGAATCAACTACTCTTTTCTCCATATACTCATCTATAACTTTCCTATCGTGTCTATGACAAAAACACATATATCTATCAGCACCATCATTCTCATAATGTACCTTGAACAACCTTTCATCAAGGCTAATAGACATACCACACAACCCACAATATCGTATCATATCCCCTCCATTAGAGTTCATCCTCCATATCTCCCCACCTCTTATTTATAACTCTTATCTTGTAATTTTTAAACATCGTCTTTAACACATTGGAAATCCTATTGCCCCTACAATATAACCAGGGATTCATAAAATATAGATCTCCTTGACTATTCTTTCCCCTAAATATTATATCCTTCTTCCTTAAACTGTTCAAAACATTATATACAGTGGACTTTGACAACTTAGTCATGTATATAAAATCATCAATATCTAATATCTTCCCATTATCATACTTTAAACAACAATCAGTGTACCCAACATATACACTTACACAAAACATATATGCCTTCTCATTTACATTTAAATCTAACATCAACTTCCTTATCTCATCCATCCCACTCTTACTAAACTTCTCAATTACCCACTCCTGTGTCTCAGATAAATAATCACAACTTCCTTTCCTTAATATCCGATCTCCTTCCTTTAATTCATCAACTATTTTTCCAGTTTTTACATCCAATATATACCTAGAACCTCTTTTATTACCATCCATTTACCTAACACCTCCTAAAATTGTAAAATCCGAAAGGACTATTTTTCCACGTGGTGGACAAAAAGGGGGGTATTTTTCCACGTGGTGGAAAATGAAAAATCGCTGTATCTCAACTAACACCTAACTAAGAGACACTTTTTTTCGATTCTATCCCTCTTATCTATAATCCAACACTTTTATACTAAATTTGTTATGCCGATAATGGAAAAAATAAATTGGTAAAAAATTAGATAATAATGATAATAGTGATAATGTAAAAAAATGGTAACGCTAGTTTTTGTAATTCCTCAGATGGCTGTCTATAAATTTTCCACCTCTCTGCTTTGCCCATACCCTGGGGAGGGGTGTAGTTCTTGCTACTGTAGACTCTGGAGCTATTATGTAATATATAATGTAGTAGAATAAATAAAAATAAAGTTTGTTTGTTGTGTGATGCTATGTGTCTATGTGTTGGTGGTGTCCTCCTCCTGTGTTGGTTGTGGTAGCTGTATCACGCTATCCTCTGTGTCCTGTATCACTTGCCCCTCTATAACTTTGTTAGGTATGTTAAGTTGTAGTTTAGGTACGTTAAACACTACATTAATGTTAGTAGTAGAATTGTGTTCGTGTTCTACCTTTTCGACGTAATCAAAGTTATTCTTTGCGTTGAAAATGAATATGGCGGAGTTCATCTTCCCCCTCATAGCTAGTTGTTTTTGCTCGTGGAATATCTTATTTTTAGCTTTTTTAATTATGATACCTAAATTTTTATTTTCGCTATGTTCCCATTGCCACAAGGTTTTGCGACACACGTCAAGAAACATTGCCAACGTTTCTACATCTGGTATGTAATTGTTATCCTCGCAATATTGCCAGAACTTATCTATTTTTCTGGCTAAAACATAGGTTTTAGTGGTGCTTGGTGCTTTAGTGATAGGCATAATATTACCTCCATATTGATTAGTATTTGATGAATTAATTATAACATAGAGTCTAAAAGGCTTGATATAGGTATATTATAGTTATAATATTAATTAATAACATTATATATTGACATGGTTAGCTCACTATGTTATAGTATTAATAGAAACAAATTAAGTAAAGGAGTTGTTGATGTATGAATATGAAAATGAAAGTCAAAGTTTTTGAGGTGCTTGGTGAAGATGACAAAGTCATAAAAGAAATTATTGTTCCTGTATTGC